TGTAATGACATTTACTGCAAGCAATATTACATATGTCTTTGATTTTAAACATCTTACACCTAATCAAGCACCTAGAGTAACAACTTGGACTTTTGACGTAGACAGGGAACCAGCAAGTTTAGCCTATACTACTTTATATGGTATGTTAATAGGACAGAAAGATGGTAGTATAGCTGGATACGAAGGTTACTATGATACAGACTTAGCAGGTGCAGCCACTTATAGCAATGCTTCTTATACTGGTAGTTTTGAAACTACTTGGGTAAACTTAGGTGAGTCTGTAGGAGCATCTCTATTAAAGAGATTGTTTATGGTTCTTGAAGGTGGTTCAGGAGCTACACTAGGTCTTAAGTGGTATAAAGACTTTAGTTCTACTCCTTCAAAAATTACGTCTATAACACTAAACCCTACTACAACAGGTACTACATCTTTATGGGGAGCTTCTAGTTCTTTATATGGAGCTACAACAGTTACGCATACACACAACGCAGCAGTACATCCTAGCAGTTCTACTTATGCTCCTTTGTATGGACTGAGAGAATACAGAACATCATTAACAGGTTCAGCTAAGAACCTTAAGATTTCAATAAGTATACAAAGTAATGGTTTTGATGCTTCATTACAAGATTTAACACTTCTTCACAAACAAGGGAAAATAAGATAATGGCAAATTATAATCTAGCAGTTTCTTGGTCTGGTAAGGATGCCCTTGCTGATTCAGATGCTAACAAAGTAATAAGTGGAGCAGACTTCCACACAGAATTCACTGCTGTAAAAGCTGCGGTAAATACTAAAGCAGATATTAATGGTAGTGCTTCAGAAGCATTTAGTGCGACTACAGCTAATGCTGGAACAAATACTACACAAGTAGCTACAACAGCTTTTGTAGGAGCAGCATTAACAGCAGCAACTATAAATGCTTTAGTTTATCCAGTTGGCTCTATTTACTTTAACGCAGCAGTAGCAACTAATCCTAATACACTTCTTGGATTTGGCACTTGGGCAGCTTATGGTGGTGGTAGAGTAATGGTAGGTGTCCATTCTAGTGGCACATTTGATGGTCTTAATGAAACAGGTGGTGCTGAAACACATACTTTAACAACTGCTGAAATTCCTGCACACACGCATACTTATGGTAAATCAACTACTACAGAAAATATGAGTATTCACGACATAACTGGACTTCGTGGAGCAGCAACAGCAAACACAGGTTCAACAGGTGGTGGTGATGCACATAATAACATACAACCATATATAACTGTATATATGTGGAAACGCACAGCATAGGAGATTAGAATATGATACCACAATTAATATCAGCAGGGGTGGGGTTATTCTCCGCATATCAACAAAAGAAAGCTGCAGAACAAAATACAAAGGACCAGCAACAAATAATTGCAGACCAGAATGCTGCTAATATGGCATCATCTACTCCTTATGGAGTCACAGGTCCCGGAGGAAATGTAGCATTTGATAATGAAACTAATGAAATGATTCAAACATTAGCTCCTGAGTATCAAGATTTAATGAGTCAGTATTTAGGTTTAGCAGGTGGTGCTAACTCAGAACTACAGGGTATGATGAATGACCCATTCAAAATGGAACAAGACCAGTTCCAAAGGTTTGAAGATTTGAATGCTAATTCTTATGCTCAAGCTAGAGAGAGAGCATTTGAACAGCAGTTAGCTACCGGAAGAGGAGGAACTCAAGGTTACTATGATAACCTAGCAGTTGAAGATTCTATAAATCAGAATAGATTGACTGGTCAAATGAATGCTATAGGTACTGGTATGGATTACAGACAGATGTTATCAGCAGAAAGCCTAGGTTTTGGAGGTGCTAGTTTAGATGTTGCTGGTATGTTAACTCCACAAGCAGATTTAGGAAGTATGGTAGGCTCACGTAGAAGACTTAGTTCAGACTTTGGTAATGTAAGTGCAGCAGCTACTAATGCTAATGATACTACATCAGGTTTCTGGTCAGGTCTTAGCGACAAAGCAGGGGATTACAACTTTAGTAGTATGTTTACTAACAAAGGAGGAAATGCAGCACGAGCGACTCAGCGAGCATCAAACCCTACTGTTAAAAGTAATTTGTTTAATCAAGGAAAAATTGGAAACAATCAGTTTGGAGGAAATTACTAATGGCAGAAAGCACTATGTTTGGAAACATCTTTGATGTAAAAGCAGAAGAGAATGCTGAAATTAGAAGTAGGGCATTATCAACAGCTCAGTTACAACCGGGACGTGCTTCTGTATATGGAGCTTCTCAGGCTGGAGGTATGCTTATGCAAAACCTCGCTGAAATGGCAGGTATGAAATCTGTTAAACAAGAAAAGACTGAGTTAGTTACTAGCATTATGCAAGAAGCTTCTAAGTTAGATATGAACGACCCTAAGAGTTCTTTAATAATTGCTCAAAGATTTAATCAAGCAGGTCTAACTGGGTTAGCTCAGAAATTTTCAGACCAAGCTAGAGTTCGTACTATTAAAAACAAAGAGTTAAGTCTTCAAGAAAGACAAGTTGTAGTACAAGAGGAAGCACAGGACCAAAGTGAGTTTCAATTTAGTCAGACATTCTCTCTTGATAAAGAAAAGTTTGGACATTTACAATACAAAGACGCAGCATATATAGATATAGCTACTAATCAAGATACTCGTGACCAAGCTAAGTTTGATTATGCTCAGGTACAGGATGGTATTATTAATGAGATTAGACAAGGTGAGCTTACTATTGCACAAGCTCGTTCAGCACTAGAACAAAATGACTTTGAGTTTAGAGAAGCAAGAGCATTAGTAAGTGATGAACAATGGCAGTCAGATTATGACATTAAGAAATTAATTTCTGAAGCTGATATTGCTTACAAGATAGCTACTACAGATAATGTTGTATTAGAAAACGAAGCGTTTACTTATAACAATGATATTAAAAATGCCAACATAGAAGCACAAACCGCAGCATCTTTAATACAGACTAAACTTCAAGAAAGGAATTTAAGTATGCCTCCTGAAGGTGAGTTTATTAAGGTGGATGATAGACTTCAAAGGTTTAACCCAGAAACAAATACATATGATGATGTTACTGACCCTGCGTTACTGGTTACTGGAGAGTATGGATTAAGCACAGAAGAATCTAAAGTATATGACAACATATGGGACCAGTATAAACAAAGGTTCTTTGTAGGAAGTGATATTACTGGTGGAGGACAATGGGAAGAAAACACTCCAGACTTCTTAGATTGGGCTCAGAAGAATGTTACAGGCGAGCAAGGTTTAAATATTATTATGAAAGGTCAGGGTGGTACACGTAAAGGATACAACTTAAAACTAGAAACTGATTTTAATAACAGTCAAATTAAAGATGGTAGTGAGGTAGCCGGTACTGTAACAACTGAAGGTGAGAACGGTCAAACAAGGCAAGATGTTAAAGTTGAAAAAGTAGATATGAAAAGATTAGGTGATTTATTTCAAGTAGATAAAACTAACCTTAGTAAAATTCCTGCTAAGATTGATGGAAAAGCTAACACACTTACTAACGCTCAGTACCTTACTCAGTTAATAATGGAAAGTAAAGTAGGTGAAGCAGAAGAATATGCTTCTTCATTAGAAGGTCAGAAAGTAGCTATAACAAGTAGAGAAGCAAGCATCAATGTTACTCAACCAGCACTAGAGGAAATAACTTTAAAAGATATTTCACCGGGAACTAAATCGTTTAAAGAATCTATGCTTCAAAGAATGATAGATAATGGTAGCGCTCAAAGAATAAACGGAAAAGTATATCGAGTTAAAAAATAAGGAATAGTTTATGTCAACTTTTGAAGAAAGATTTGCTACCTACCAAGATAGTAGAGGTGTAGACGAAACAGATATTAGAACTAAAAAATCTACTGCAGGTTTGCGTGGTGAAATATCGCCAGAGTATGGTGAAGAAACACAAGCAGACAGACTAGCCTTTGTAGCTCGTATGGGTATGCAAGATACTTGGCGAGGAGTTAAACAACTCCTTGGTACTGACGAAGAGCAGATGGCTAAAGACCAGAAAAGACTTAATATGTATCTTCAGAATGAGGAGTATGGTGGGTCTATGATGGCTGCATATACAGCAGGTTTGTTTGGCGACCCAGTAGGTTGGTTTATTCCGGGTATGAAAGCTAAGAACTTATTGTCTGCAGCTAAGGCTGGAGCTATTGCTGGTGGTCTTACCGCACCTCTAGGTTACGTAGATGAAGACGAAGGTTTCTCTCGTGTCAACAATACTTTATTAGGTATTGCTGGTGGTGGTGTATTGTCTCCTGCTATGTATAAGTTTAATAAGACTATAACTCCTGCACTTAAAAATGCTTATGGAGATTTAGGCAAAACTATTGATGAAGGAGCTTTAGGTAGAGGAGCTAGAACTGTAGGTCGGGGTATTAAAGGTGGCAAGGATACTGGAAGAGGTAAGTTTTTTGACAATATTGGTGGGTATGTAGTAGAAAATTATGGTCTTCCTAAATCAGTGGTTGTTGCTAAAGGTACTAGAAGGCAAATGGAAAACAAATGGGCTGGTGATTTCAATGATGTACTAGAGAAATTTGCTAGGTTAAAGCCTGAAGAAGATAGAGCTTTATATAGGTTAATGACTGACGAAAAACTAAGTAAAGCAGACAAAGATTTATTAACTCCTGATTTAAAAGCATTAGGAAAAGAAGGTAGAACTATTGTAAATAAGTTAGGAAAAGAACTTACAAGTTTAGGTCTATTAGATAAAAAAGTATTTGAAGCTAACAAAAAGAAATACTTATACCGTTCATATGAAAGCACACAAGGACCTAGAGGAAACAAAAGAATTATAAGAGATACAAATAACGTAGGTGTTATTGCATCAGAGTTTGTACGTAGAGGTAGGGACAAAACTTTTTACCCTAGGAAGGGACAGACAGTAGCTCAAAGAATAGCAGAAGAAGAAGCTAATGGATATAGAGTAATTAAGAAAGGCAAGAATAAGATTCTTATGAACAAAGACTTTACTCCTGAGCAGAGAGAAAAGATGGGTGAGATTATAAGCTCAACATTTGCTCTTGCTAAAACTGGTAAGCTAATGTCTAATGATGTTGCTGCTTTTAAATTCTATGATGATATAGGTAAGATGGGTGATGATGTTGTGTTGCCTAAAAACACAGCTAAAGAAAACATACCTGATGATTGGAGAATGATACCCCAAGACTTTGTAAAAGTAGGTGGAAAAAATACTAAAATTAAAAGATTTGGAAATCTAGCAGGTCGACACGTATCACCTGAAGTCCATAGGGATTTAGTTTGGGCTGATAGAATGAAAAGATATAGACAAGGTGGTGATGGATTTGGTGGTTTTGCTAGGCTACACCACAAGACTTTACAATTCTGGAAGAGAACTAAAACTTCTTTGAACCCAGTAGTTCATATGAATAACGTAATGTCTAATGTTGTACTCTATGATTTAGTAGATGCTAATTATAAACACTTAGGTTCTGCAGGTAAAGACTTTTATCAAGCATTTGCAAGACGCAAAGGTAACAAAGTTAAGAGCGAAGACTTTAGAATGGCTGAAAAACTAGGTGTATTTAATGCTGATATGATGAAGAGAGAACTCACAGATTTTGAGATGGATACTTATGCTAGATATATGAAGATAGGTAAACAGAATGATGGTGAAATCTTAGAAAAAATATGGGAAGGTACTAAGAAACACGCAGGTAAGACTCCTATGGATAGACTCTATAGTGCAGAGGATGGTGTGTTCAGACTAGCTCTGTTTAAAGACCACCTAGCTAAGAATGTTAGAGAAGGTTTAAAACCTACTGACGACCAGTATGCTGAAGCAGGTAAGTTTGCTCGTAAGTATATGTTAGATTATGAAATTGATGCGCCTGCGGTTGAGCTTATGCGAGAGACTGCTATGCCTTTTATCTCTTACACATATAGAGCTGCACCTATTGTAGCTGAGACTGTTCTTAAGAGACCTTGGAAGATAGCTAAGTGGGGTCTAATCTTAAATGCTGCTAATGATTTAGCTGCGGACGATGGTGAGTATCAAACAGAACGTAAGTTACAAGAAGAATTAAAGATGGGCTTTGATGTTTTAAATATACCCGGAGCTAATACATTAATTAAATTACCTAATGAAAAATACTTAGATGTATCTAGATGGATTCCTGCAGGTGATATGTTACAAACTAAAGACCAAGGATTTAATGTTCCTTTCTTGCCTACACCTTTGCAACCATCAGGTGGTGCTATTGGTGGTATAGCTAAAGCAGTCACAGGCTTTGATACTTTTACTAAACAAGTAGCTCCCGGAGTTGGCTCTGGTTCTACTAAAGACGAGTTGTCTGCTAGAATAGGTTGGAACAGAGATAGCATAATAGGTAAAGAATTTATACCTTTGTGGAATCAAGGTTGGAACATATGGGATTCTTATAATGCCAACGGACAAAAACATCCTACTAAAGATGATAGAACTTTAAACGAATCTTTGTTAGGAGCTATAGGTATTAAAGTTAAAACCTTTGATGAAGATAAAATGAGGATGCGTGTAGGTTATAAGTATAAAAATAAAATAGATTCTTTAACTAAGAAGATAAGAAAGATGGCAGGAAACAAAGCAGGTGGTCGTATGTCTTCTGCTTCTTATGACAAAGAGATAGAAAGATTAAGGAAAGAGTTAAAGAGAATACAAGGTGAAGCAGGTCAAGCACTTAAGAAGGTTAAATAATGGGTGCTGTAAGCAACATACTTAATGTACTTGATGCACCCTCTAATGCACTACAGGGTCTCCTTACTGGTGGTCTTGATGATGCTTGGAAAGGATTAACTCAGCAAGAGAACTATGATTTAGAAGATTTATATTCTGATAAGTTTAGAACTGATAACCCTAAGACTGCTTACTGGAGTTCTGCTTTAGCTAACGCAGTATTAGACCCACTGAATTTAGTAGGTGTTGGTCTTCTAACTAAAGGAGTTAAAGGTGCTAAGGCAGGTATAGAAGCAGGAGCTAACGTAGCTAAAGGAGCAAAGAAAGGTTCTTTTGTATCCTCTGTCCCTAACTACATACAAGGAAACTATGGTCCTACTACAAGAACTAAAGAGATAGCTCAGAAAATGAGTGATGGTTTGTTTAGTGATTCAATGAAGTTCACAACACCAAAGCAAGTTGAGATGTTAAACGCAGGGGCTAGTGCTTTAGCTCCGGCATATATGGCAGGTAAGAATATTACTGGCAAGTTAAAAACAGGTGCGTTAGGTGTTAAGAATATAGTTAGAAACTCAGTAGACCCAGAAGCAAGGGCTCTGTATAGAAGTGAAAAAATAAACAAAGGTCTTATGGAAACAGGTCAGCTATCTAACAAGGCTGATGCTAACGTAGACCAGATGCATAAAGCATTTTATAATATGCACATAGCAGTACAGTCAGGTGCTGTAGGCTCTAAGCAAGCTCTCACTGATTTTACTAAACGATTTGGATACAAGGGTTACGAAGACTTTAAAGTAGGTTCATACAACAAGGCTTCTAAAGGACACCACAAAGGTGGGACACCTGCAAGCAAAGCTGAAGCAAATAAGATAGAACAGATGTCAATGGGGTCTTGGAAAACTAGGACAGGAGTTACTGCACTAGAAGATTCAAACACTAAGATGTTTCTTAAGAGACCTGCTAGTCCTAAAACAGGTAATCACTACAATGATTTAATAACATCTAATCAGATGAATGATTTAGGGTCTGCTTTTAAAGGTAAAGTTCCTAAAGATTTAAATGACTTTGCTGAACACTTGAGTAAACAGACGTTTAGAAACCAAGCAGGAAAAACATACAAACCTGCAATGCAGATAGATGAAAAGACAGGTAATGTTTGGATGCAATTTAGTAAACCCGGTTCATCTATAACAGAAGGCGGAGTTAATATGGTTGTAGGTATTAAACCTAGTGGTCGTTTTGTATCTGCTGTTAGTGATGAACATAACTTCTTAGAAAAATTAATACCTAATATGGTACTAAATAAAATTCTTCCTAATAGAGTTGTAGCTATCACACCACCTATGGTAGGAAACATTAAGAGAGTTAAGAAGAGACAGACAGGAAGAGCTGTTGTGCCTAAAGAAATAGTACAAAGTAAAGTACCTGCTGCTCAGTGGAAAGAACGTATGTCTGTGATAGAGAATATGAAAGCTAAAGCACCTGACCTAGCATATGAAAAAGGTGTACAAAACTATGCTTATGGTGCAGGCGCTCTAACTGGTGGTCTTTTAACTAATGACTCGTCCTCTCGGTAAAGGACATAAGGGCATCATCTATATGTAGATACCCTACTTCTTTGTCAATCCAACTCCTCCCTTTGAACTCCGTGTTCTGAGGGAGTTTTTTTGTGTGCCACTTAAAGTCATAACCTTCTTCTTCATCTTCCATATTGGCAGGGTCAAAGACATAAATAATCGTGACACCGGTGTCAGCTTTGTCGTCCGGCATAGCCACTGCGTACCAAAATTCAAAATTGTTTTTCTCTGCAAACTTTTTATTCCAATCATATTTCATCCTCTCAATAATAGTATCAGGGTAATGTTTATTCCTGCATTTAATCTCTAACATAATACCGTGGTCTTTATCAAAGGCATCATACCTAGAGAACTTGTCGTCCATCGGTTCAAAGTTATACTGCAAACCGTTGAGTGCTTCTATAACTTTAGTCTCATTCATACAAGCCATCCTTTCTGTAGTGCATTTAAAAACATAACTACATACACCATACAACCTGCTGTTGTACCTGCTATTAATAACATAATTAAATCTCTTATTTTATATATCATTCTTTTCTCCATCCGTCACACATATTAGAATCAAAAGGTTTACAGATTAACTGCTCCTCAATTATTGTTGGTAAGTCTTTAGGGCTGTCGTCTACAAGCACAAGCCCTACGCCTACTAGCAGTATTATTAGAAGGTTCATTCTACATCCCTCTCTTCTTCTACTAGGTCAACTAACTCACACACACTACCAGTACAAGCTAATGTCTTTGAGCCTACTGTCATATCTGTTAACTCATACTCACTGATTAAATCCCAGTTCACAGACTTAGGCATCTTCTTAGCCAGTGCTGTGTACTCTGCTTTAGTACAGTCTTCGTATGGTGCTTGCTGATATGAGTGGTCAGAGTGTGGTAGGAAACTTACACCTGACACTTCATCAAAGTGTTTGTATACCCACGCTCCTACTTCCATCCACTCGTGCTCTCTAACACTAATGGTTACACTAGGCTTATGCTCACAGTAGTATCTTTGATAAGTAAGCCATAGCTCTAGCTGTTCTAAAGCAGTCCTATCATTCCTAAGTATAGCTCCTTCAGGTGCTTTCATAGGGAAGGTAAAGACCTTAACGCTATTAGGTTTCATAACATCAGCTTCACAAGGTATGCCTTGGTCTTCCATAAGCTGTGCTATTGGGTCTTTAGCATCTGCTCTAACTCTACGTAAGTAATAATCATTGTGTCTAGTATGTATACCACTAGCACTATCAACTAACTGACTGACTGTACCACTAGGTTTAATAGCAGTAGTAGCAGTAGATTGATTAATACCCATTAGTTCAGCCCAATGTTTATTTGTTTCTACTGTTTCTTTACGTAAGGCTACAAGAAAATCAGGTAAACTTTTCTTACCACTAATTAATTCTGATGACCCTCTTCCTTTACTACTTCCATTCATAAATGAGTTGTCCATAATACCAGTCAGAGATACACCAAGCAGTGCTTCCTCTTCTGTGTTGTGTACCCACTTAGGTCGTAACCTTTTGAAGTTAGTTAATGATGATTGAAATGTACCCAGTATAGTAGCTAGTCTAACCTTACGCATTATATCTTTTTGAGTATCCTCTGCTCTAACAACTACCTCAGTTAGATTACAGAACTGACCATCTCTCAATAGTATTTCACTACAAGGATTGCAACCAAAGTCGTGGTTAGTATCACGTCTACCATTCTTAGCTACCTGTTTAATCGCGGCTTCTCTATTAAAGATACCACGCTCACCAGACTTAGACTCGTACAAGGATGTCCACTCTTTCATAAAGATACCAATGTCAGGCTTCTCTGTGTAGCATACACTGTTGTTACTCAGTGCCATCTCAGGTGTGACTGACCACCACTGTCCAGACTTAGCACCACGCATACGTTCATCAGTTAGATTAGATAGAGACATAAGAGCTGACCTACGTACACCACCTACTACAACTACCTCTGCTATCTTACACATCATACGGTGACACTCATAGCTTGTTAGCTTACGCCCACCTGCTTCCTTAAAGATGTTAGTAGAGAAGTTAAACAAATCAAGTAAAGGTTCAGGTCCACTAGCTCTACCACCAAAGGTATTTAGTCTAGCACCTTTAGGTCTAACATTAGAGAAGTCCCACTTAGGCATCTCACCGTCATACAAGTAAGTGATTAGCTTACGGAATGCAGACTGCCATCCTTCTTTAGAATCTTGCACTACTATAGTGTCTTCTACTTCTACCATATCTGTTGGTACTTCAGGTAGCTTGTTTACAAACTGACGTTCAACACTAAAGCCTACACCAGTACCGTGCATCAAGACAAACAAACATTCATCAAATGCTTTAGGGTGGTCTACACTTAAGTAAGCACAGTTGTATCCTGCTATGTGGTTCTTAGCTAGAGCAGGACCTGCGGTCATCAAGGCTCTCATACTAGGCATAACTTCTAAGTTAAGTACAGCATCCTCAAGTATCTTTCTAGTCTTAGGCACTAGCTCTTGGTTAGTATTCTCTTTGAGATGTACTTCCATAAAATCAAAGTAACGAGCGACAGTTTCTGCCCACGTTTCTCTTCTCTTCTTCTCAGGTAGCCATCGGGCGTACCTACTAAGTGCTATAAAGTTTTGGTAATCATTTGGTAATGTGTTCATTCGTCCTCCAGTGGGTCGATTTCAATGTTGACCATCTTGTCGCCATTGTCATCTAAGTAAGTATTATAGTGTAGTCTTCCTTCTCTGTGCATAAGTATAGCATCTGTTATACCTTTATCATAACACTTAGTACCGTGTCTCCATAATAATAAACCTCCTATTATTAAGAGAGCTGACATCAGTAGTGCAAAACTTTCAATTGATATCATCATCATCTTCATCTTCAAACTCCTCTCGTTTATCCATTAATTTATCCTCGAACTCGTGTAGCAAATCTTCTGTTGTTATGTCTAAGATTTCACACAGAGTACAAGGGTCTACTATCTCTTGAACTATACGTTCCTTTAGTTCATTCAGTGTTAGAGCCATACTGACCTCCTTCGTGCTCTATAAGTTTATCTAAGAACCACCGAGCCTTCTTCAAATCTTCTACACCATTCTTATCACGCCACCTAAAAACATATTTGCAAATACTGGCGGTGAGATAATCCATATCTTGGTCTAGAATAAAGTCAATACATTCTATATTACCACGCTTGTAATGGTTAGGATTTATGTTATCTTCGTCCATTCCTTTAGCTCCTTTATTTCTTTTGTTGAAAATATTTTAATATTATACTTATCACACCACTGTCTATAAGTAATCTTATTACCCTTGGCTACCTTAGCATCAGGTCTAGGCATAAGGAAGATTAATTCTTTGCCTTCAAATGTCATTTGCTCAGCAATAGATTTATACTTCTGTCTGTCCCCACTTCTAAAGAATCCTTTAACTTCTATATGATACTTACCCTTAACAAAGTCAGGGGTGTAGTTCTTTCGTATCGTATAGGCTATCCTACAAGGCTCATACAACCACTCTTTACCGAGAGCTTCTGAGCATTCCTTCTCTAGCTTACTCCGAAATTTTGTTGCCATCTTTATCAACCTCCAGTACAGATGGTACGTTCTCTACCTTTACTAAGTAGCGAGGACCAGTAGAATAAATAAAAGTTCTAAGCTCGTCACCCCAACACTGTTGCTTGTACGCACAGTAGCTACAACCTACAGCAAGTTTCATATTGCCTGACTTACCATCAGGTATAGGTTCATAACATCTCTTAGGTGGCTCTGCTTGTTTAACTACTCTTTTAATATTCTTAATCCTATCTACTATCGAGAAGAAGTTAAGCTTAGTCCAGTACCATTTAGATTCATCTTCCATATCATACTTTAGATATGTCAGGTGTCCATTAGTCTTATCCATCACTAACCAACCTACATCTTTAGTCTTCTCAGAGTGAGCGTAACCTTTGATTTGGTCTATGTATCCAAAAGGGTCATCATTAATAAGCGAACCATCCTTGAATTTCTTGAACCCATAAGGCGATGCTGACTTAACATCTGTCAGTACACCATCAATCTTACAGTCCATAGAACCTTTGATACCAGCAACCTCTGCTTTTTTCTGAGTATCAGTAACGCTGTGTCCGGATAGTTTAGTAAGGGCGAAAGCTAGTTCTTCAATCAAGTGACCGTAAAGAAACTTAATTCTAGTGTGGGGCATAAGCTCCTCACCTTTGTACCCGTTGTATGAGTACCATAACTGTCTATCTTTCTTACCTATGTTAGACATACGTAACTTACGTCTATCAAACTTACTCTCTGTGATGTTGTTACGCATCATCTGTTTGCAGTTCTCACCAAATGTTTCTATTGCTTCTTCGACATCTACACCTTTAGGTATTACCTTGGTGTCAATCATACGATATATGTCGTCTACTAAAGTTTCTGTACTCATATTACTATCTCCCTACCCAAGTTAAATAATCTATTATTTCCAAATCAATCATCTCTCCGTTACCGTCTTCTATAAAAGCTTGCCAACTTAAACCTCTTAATTCTTTGTTTCTAATTTTATCTAGAGAATTATAGTCTTCTTCTTTTAGTGCTAGGATTACTTTCCTATTTATACCCTCGTCATCTAGTGTGTTTGTTGCCACGTTTTACCTACCTTATATTCACCGTCCAGTGGACAGTTTAGTTTAAAAGACTTACCTGCTTGTACGATAGACCCTACCGCTAGACCACCGAAGAAATCAGCTTGGTCATCTCTGACCTCACACTGGAATTCATCGTGCACATTGAGTACAAACTTATAATCTATCTTGTACTGTGTAGCATATGTATCTAGTAACACCAACGCTTTCTTCATAATCACAGCACCTGCACTCTGAAGTAGAGTGTTAAGAGCTGAGTGTTGAGAGCGTATGTGTAGCTTACGTCCATCTAACCCAGTCACCCATCCTTTCTCACTGGATTTAGTGACCTTAGTTCTTAGTAATTTTAAAGAAGGAGTATTATCAAGGAAGTTCTTCTTAAGTTTACGTCCGAGATATGACCCACCTCCTACAACCTCACCAATCTTAGCATCACCTGCACCATAAAGGAAAGCATAGATGAAAGTCTTAGCTTGGTCTCTTGTCTGTAGTCCTGCTGACTTCTGATTAGCAGTATGAATATCACCAGTAAGTATCTCATTGGTGTACTTAGCATCATTCATATAGTGAGCGAGCATCCTAAGTTCTAGACCACTAGCGTCACATCCTACTAAACTAT